AGCTTCAGCGCCCTGAAGGACCGCCATAATGCCGTTGAGGTGAACTGGATTGACCCGGATAACGGCTGGGAGACGGCAACAGAGCTTGTGGAGGACACGCAGGCCATTGCCCGTTACGGTCGTAACGTCACGAAGATGGATGCCTTTGGCTGTACCAGCCGGGGGCAGGCACACCGCGCCGGGCTGTGGCTGATTAAAACAGAACTGCTGGAAACGCAGACCGTGGACTTCAGCGTCGGCGCAGAAGGGCTTCGCCATGTTCCGGGCGATGTCATTGAAATCTGTGATGATGACTATGCCGGTATCAGCACCGGCGGGCGCGTGCTGGCGGTGAACAGCCAGACCCGGACGCTGACGCTCGACCGTGAAATCATGCTGTCATCCTCCGGCACCACGCTGATAAGCCTGGTTGACGGAAGTGGGAATCCGGTCAGCGTGGAGGTCCAGTCCGTCACCGACGGCGTGAAGGTGAAAGTGAGCCGTATTCCTGACGGCGTTGCCGAATACAGCGTGTGGGGGCTGAAGCTGCCGACGCTGCGCCAGCGCCTGTTCCGCTGTGTGAGTATCCGGGAGAACGATGACGGTGCGTATGCCATCACCGCCGTGCAGCATGTACCGGAAAAAGAGGCCATCGTGGATAACGGAGCGCACTTTGACGGCGACCAGAGCGGCACGGTGAATGGTGTCACGCCGCCAGCGGTGCAGCACCTGACCGCCGAAGTCACCGCAGACAGCGGGGAATATCAGGTGCTGGCGCGCTGGGACACGCCGAAGGTGGTGAAGGGCGTGAGCTTCCTGCTCCGTCTGACCGTAACAGCGGATGACGGCAGTGAGCGGCTGGTCAGCACGGCCCGGACGGCGGAAACCACTTACCGCTTCAGGCAGCTGGCGCTGGGGCGTTACACGCTGACGGTCCGGGCGGTAAATGCCCGGGGACAGCAGGGCGATCCGGCGTCGGTATCGTTCCGGATTAACGCACCTGCAAAACCCGCCACCATTGAGCTGACGCCGGGGTATTTTCAGATAACGGCGGTCCCGCGTCTTGCGGTGTATGATCCGACGATACAGTTTGAATTCTGGTTCTCAGAAAAACGCATCACGAACACGGCACAGGTGGAAAAATCTGCCCGTTATCTGGGGTCCGGCAGTCAGTGGACTGTCCAGGGGAGCCGGATTAAGCCGGGGACGGATTTCTGGTTTTACGTGCGAAGCGTCAACCTGGTGGGAAAATCTGCTTTTGTGGAAGCCAGCGGGCAGCCCAGCAATGATGGTGAAGGGTATCTGGAAATTTTCCGGGGGCTGATAGATGAGACGCTTCTGGGTCAGGCACTGAAAGAGCGCATTGATGCTTCAGCGCTGCGTACGGAGGTCACGCAACTGGAAGAAGACATCCGTCAGCGGATGGACACGGATATCGCAGAAGTGACCCGGAAAATCGGGGAGGCGGAAAACAGCCTCACGCAGCTGGTTGCGAAAAAGAATGAGGACCAGACACTGGCCATCGCGCAGATGAGCCAGAAAGTGGACCGGGTGAGCAGTGAAATCTCACAGACTGTCAGCCAGGGGCAGTCAGAAAACGCCCGGCAGATAGCACAGGTCCGCCAGTACGTGGATAAAAAAGGGAGTGAAATTACCTCGACCACGGATAAAAAGCTGGGTGACCAGGCCGTGACCATACAGCAAATCCAGCGGGTTCAGTCAGACACGCGCAATGAGCTGAATGCCATGTATATGCTGAAGGTGCAGAAAACAAAAAACGGTATTCCCTATGTGGCCGGGATTGGCGCGGGGATTGAGGATGTTGATGGTCAGACCCTGAGTAACATTCTGCTGCAGGCCGATCGCATTGCGATGATTATCCCGGAGAACGGCAACACCACGCCGCTGTTTGTGGCGCAGGGGAATCAGCTGTTCATGAACGACGTGTTCCTGAAGCGACTGTTTGCGGTGAGCATCACGTCATCCGGCAATCCTCCGACGTTTTCCCTGACGCCGGATGGCAGGCTGACAGCCCGCAATGCGGATATCAGTGGAGCCATCACGGCGAATACCGGCACGCTCAATAATGTCACCATTAACGAGAACTGTGTCATCAGAGGGAAACTGTCTGCAAACCAGATTGAAGGCGATCTCGTTAAAACAGTGGGTAAGGCTTTCCCTCGTGACTCCCGTGCACCGAAGCGTTGGCCATCAGGAACCATTACCGTCAGGGTTTATGACGATCAGCCGTTTAACCGGCAGATTGTTATTCCGGCGGTGGCTTTCAGCGGTGCCAGACATGAGCGGGAGAACAGCGATACTTATTCGTCATGCCGCCTGATAGTGAAGAAAAACGGTGCTGAAATTTATAACCGTACCGCGCTGGATAATACGCTGGTTTACAGTGGTGTTATTGATATGCCTGCTGGTCGCGGTCACATGACGCTGGAGTTTTCTGTATCAGCATGGTGGGTAAATGGCTGGTATCCCACAGCAAGTATCAGCGATTTGCTGGTTGTTGTGATGAAGAAAGCCACTGCAGGCATCACGATTAGCTGAATTTTATAACCCCAATACGGGCGCCAGAAATGGCGCCTTTTTTATTGCAGAAAAGCGAGAGGTAATTATGCGTAAATTATGTGCTGTTATTCTGTCCGCAGTAGTCTGGCTGGTTGCCGCTGGTACGCCAGCGAGCGCAGCAGAGCATCAGTCCACACTAAGCGCCGGGTATCTTCAGACCCACACTGATATGCCAGGAAGCGATAATCTGAACGGGATTAACGTGAAATACCGTTATGAATTTACGGACACGCTGGGGCTGATTACGTCTTTCAGTTATGCCGACGCAGAAGATGAACAAAAAACGCATTACAGCGATACCCGCTGGCATGAAGATTCCGTGCGTAACCGCTGGTTCAGCGTGATGGCGGGGCCGTCTGTGCGCGTGAATGAATGGTTCAGCGCGTATGCGATCGCGGGTGTGGCTTACAGCCGTGTGTCGACTTTCTCCGGGGATTATCTCCGCGTAACTGACAACAAGGGGAAAACGCACGACGTGCTGACCGGAAGTGATGACGGTCGCCACAGCAATACCTCTCTGGCGTGGGGAGCTGGCGTGCAGTTTAACCCGACCGAATCCGTGGCCATTGATATTGCTTATGAAGGCTCCGGCAGTGGCGACTGGCGAACGGATGCATTTATTGTTGGTATCGGATACCGTTTCTGACAACAGACGCCGATTTATCTTCTGTAAATATTGTTATGATACGCAGGTTCATCCACCTTATGGGGTGAACTGCGTTTGAGGAAACGTAAAGTTACACTGTCCTGAAGCCCGTGGCGTCACTGCTGCGGGCTTTTTTTATTGGTGGAAAAGTATGACAGTAAAAATTTCTGGCGTGCTTAAAGATGGCACAGGAAAACCAGTACAGAACTGCACCATTGTGCTGAAGGCCAGACGGACCAGCAGCACGGTGGTGGTGAACACGGTGGCCTCTGAAAATCCGGATGAAGCCGGGCGTTACAGCATGGATGTTGAGTATGGCCAGTACAGCGTCGCCCTGCTGGTTGAAGGTTTTCCGCCTTCACATGCCGGGACCATTACCGTCTATGAAGGTTCCAGACCAGGTACGCTGAATGATTTTCTCGGTGCCATGACGGAGGATGATGTACGACCGGAGGCACTGCGCCGCTTTGAGCAGATGGTAGAAGAGGTGTCACGTAACGCCTCCGCGGTTGCACAGAATACGGCAGCCGCGAAAAAATCAGCCAGCGATGCCAGTGCATCAGCCAGCGAGGCGGCAACTCATGCAACCGATGCTGCAGCCTCATCACGTGCCGCCAGCACGTCAGCCGGACAGGCCGCGTCGTCGGCTCAGTCAGCGTCTTCCAGCGCAGGAACGGCATCGACAAAGGCCCGTGAAGCAGCAAAAAGTGCTGCTGCTGCAGAGTCATCAAAAAGCGCGGCAGCTACCAGCGCCAGTGCCGCGAAAACGTCAGAAACGAATGCCGCAGCATCACAAAAATCGGCAGCCACTTCTGCATCCACAGCGACCACGAAGGCGTCAGAAGCTGCCACCTCGGCACGGGGTGCGGCGGCCTCAAAAGAGGCAGCGAAATCTTCAGAAACGAATGCATCATCAAGTGCCAGTAGTGCAGCTTCCTCGGCAACGGCGGCAGGAAATTCCGCGAAGGCGGCAAAAACGTCCGAGACGAACGCTAAGTCTTCTGAAACAGCAGCGGGACAGAGCGCCTCAGCTGCGGCAGGTTCAAAAACAGCGGCTGCATTATCTGCCAGTGCCGCGTCAACAAGTGCCGGGCAGGCCTCAGCCAGTGCCACCGCCGCCGGAAAATCGGCAGAAAGCGCCGCATCATCCGCTTCAACAGCCACAACGAAGGCTGGCAAAGCCACTGAGCAAGCCACTGCAGCAGCGAGGTCTGCTTCTGCAGCAAAAACCTCTGAAACAAATGCAAAGACTTCAGCAGACAATGCTGCTTCCTCTAAGGCGGCAGCCGCATCGTCAGCCAGTTCAGCGGCGTCATCGGCATCATCTGCGTCTGCTTCAAAAGATGAGGCGACCAGACAGGCGTCAGCAGCAAAGGGCAGCGCCACGACGGCATCCACGAAGGCGACAGAGGCAGCTGGCAGTGCGACGGCGGCAGCTCAGAGCAAAAGTACGGCGGAATCCGCGGCAACGCGCGCCGAGACAGCGGCAAAACGGGCAGAGGATATTGCATCCGCCGTGGCGCTTGAGGATGCGAGCACGACGAAAAAGGGGATAGTACAGCTCAGCAGTGCGACCAACAGCACTTCCGAGTCACTGGCGGCAACGCCAAAAGCGGTTAAGGCGGTAATGGGTGAAACGAACAAGAAAGCGCCCTTAAATAGTCCTGCACTGACCGGAACGCCAACAACACCAACTGCGCGACAGGGAACGAATAATACCCAAATCGCAAGCACGGCTTATGTTATGGCTGCGATCGCTGCCCTCGTGGACTCGTCGCCTGACGCACTGAATACGCTGAACGAGCTGGCTGCGGCGTTGGGCAACGACCCGAATTTTGCGACCACCATGACTAGCGCGCTTGCGGGTAAGCAACCGAAAGATGCCACCCTGACGGCGCTGGCCGGGCTTGCTACTGCGGCAGACAGGTTTCCGTATTTTACGGGGAATGATGTTGCCAGTCTGGCAACCCTGACAAAAGTTGGGCGGGATATTCTTGCGAAATCGACCGTTGCCGCCGTTATCGAATACCTCGGTTTACAGGAAACGGTAAACAAGGCTGGTAACGCCGTTCAGCGTTCCGGCGATAAAATGACCGGAGAACTGAAAATTGGCACGGTGAATGCGCTGCGAATTTTCAATGATGCCTTCGGTCTTATTTTCCGTCGTTCAGAAGATTTTCTTCATTTCATTCCGACGGCTGAAGGACAAGGCGAAAACGGTGATATCGGCCCATTAAGGCCATTCGCTATAAATCTGAGAACAGGTGCTATATCTGTCAGCCACGGGGCCAAAATTGATGGTGGGCTGGCGCTTGGTACAGATAACGCACTGGGCGGTAATTCCATTACTCTCGGAGATAACGACACTGGTATTAAACAGGGCGGCGACGGTGTCCTTTTATTCTATTCAAATGGACAACTGGCATTTGGGCTTCAACCCGCATCTGCTGATTTTTATAAGCGGGTTGCATATATTCATCAGGGAATAATTCCTGATGGAAGTGGCGCATTTGCAGACCAGTTGAATAATGCCACCGCGCCTTTTGTTCAGACGCAGTTTGCCTGGAATCCCACTCCTGGTGGTCTTTACGTGCCGATAGTTAAGGGCTTGTCCATTCGCAATGGACAGGGCTATCCCGGCGCGGTCAGCTTTGGGTATTTACTGACAGAACAGTATGGATTTCCGGTTCCATGTATTCATATGCGTGGCGATGGCGGTAATGATGCTTTATGGCAGTTTAACCCGAACGATAAATCCTTTATTTCACCGGGTGCTCTTATTGCGGGTGGCGTCCGTTATAACACCGATGGAAATATATTTGGTGGGTGCTGGGGGTCAAACTTAAATGATTACCTGAATAGTTCTTTTATCAGAAATGTGCGTCTGGGAGGCAGACGTTCTGACACATTATATCGCGGAGGACTTTGCGAACCAGGTAATGGTCATGTGACAACAGGATTGCAAATTATTGGTGAGGTTGATGGAGATGACTGGATGGTGTCACGACCACTACAAAAATACATTTCTGGTAACTGGTATAACGTTGAACAGGCATAGCCATCAGGAGAATATATGCAACATCTGAAAAATATTACCGCCGGAAACCCCAAAACCATTGAGCAGTATCAGCTTACGAAAAAAGCTGGCGTTATCTGGCTATATACAGAAGACGGTAAAAACTGGTATGACGAATTAAAAAACTTTCAGGATGATACTTTAAAAATAGCTTATGACCAGAAGGGGATTATTCGTTGTATTGAGAAAGACGTATCAACACTTAACCCTGACGGGTTAAGTGTTGTTGAGTTACCGAATATAACAGCCAACCGTCGCGCCGATATCTCGGGAAACTGGAAGTTTCTGGATGGTAAAGTAGTAAAGCGGGAATATACAAAACAGGAACTGCAACAGCAGGCAGAGTTACAAAAAGCCGCTTTGCTTTCCGAAGCGGAGTCTGTGATTCAACCGCTGGAACGTGCTGTCAGACTGAATATGGCAACTGATGAGGAACGCACACGACTGGAATCATGGGAACGCTACAGCGTTATGGTCAGCCGTGTGGATACTGCAAAGCCTGAATGGCCACAGAAACCAGAATAACAACAAATTAAGGCCCGTACGGGCCTTTTCTTATTCTGGTGGTTCCGGGAATGTTACAGGAAGAACCGAGGTATCAGTTGTCTCAACCTGTTGCACGTATCGCATCCAGTTCATCAGTTGCTGTCTGTCTGAATCAGTGATAATCCCCAAAGTAAGCTGTGTTTGCCAGAACTGCGTTTTTTCTCTGGCCTGCTGTAATAATATTTTTTTCTGGTTTTCCGTCTGTAGGCGCAACTCTTCTTCGGTATATACACGTTTAATGACTGCGCCATCTTTAAACATCCATTTACCTGAGTCGTCAGCACGCCGGTTGGCGGTAATATCAGGAATCTCAACGACGCTATAACCTTCAGGGTTAAGTGTGGAGGCATCTTTGGTTATGGCAACAATAATATTATTTTCATCGTAAACAATCTTTATGGTGTCTGGCTGAAAGTTTTTCACTTCCTCATACCAGTTTTTTCCGTCCTCAGAGTAAAGCCAGATAACTCCGTGTTTCTTTGTTAACTCATACTGTTCCAGTGTTTTAGCATTACCCGCTTTTATGTTCTTTAAGTGCATCATATTAAACGCTCGCTACATTATACCAGGTGCCATTTATATACTTTTGAACGGGTCTGTAATAAACGCCCGCTATATTATCGGCAGAGTTAGACCCTGTATCCTGAACATTAATACCAGACAATACATGACCTGAAGGGCACTGGAAATTCCATGTTTGCCAGTTGTTCACTCCATAATATTGCTGTGAACCAAGTCGAACATCTTTCACATAACGGGAATCAAAGTTACCGTAATCCGAGGGGTTAACACGCCCTGTAATATTTATGGTTTTATTACTTTGAATGCTTCCGGAGACAAAGCGCATAACATGGACGTTATTAGCATAAACATCCAGATTACCATCGCCATTTTGTTTAAAGCCCGTGTCATTATCACCCAATACAATCGAATTACCGCCAAGAGCACTGGATGTTCCGATACCCAGTGCACCATTCAGTTGACCACCAGATAACGGCAGTGCACCAACATCTCCTGCTGAAGGCTTTCTGGTGGTGGTGTAAAATTCGGACCAGTCGGCTTCAAAACCATAACCATCACGGGCTGAACGATAAAAAATACCGCCATTTTTATAATTAATCCGAAACTGAGCTGCAGGACAACTTCCTTCTCCCATATAAAAATGAATAATTAACGTTGATGCACCACTAATAGTTGCGTTATAGGCTCCGCTACTCCAGTTCCATCCAACTGCTTTATCATTCGCAACGGTGCTTCCTGTTTTCCCTAAGGCAAACGCACCAACATGACTTGCTTTTAATGTGATATCGGAGGAACCATCAAAAGCCACATTGCTTATTTTCCTGGCAGTTTTTAATTTTGCAGCTGTAGAAGCATTGCCGGATAGTTCACCAGAAAGGCCACCGCTGAATGTTTGTCGATTAGTCCAGGTATTCGCTGTACTGAGTAACGGTATTTTCTCCCCGCTTGTGCCGAGTTCTCGTAAACCGAGGTTTTAGATAATGGCGGTTTCTGGCCTGCATGGCATGATTTGTGCTTTTGGACGGGAGATTCAGCGTGCTGATTGGCTATGTAAGGGTATCAACAAATGACCAGAATACAGATCTGCAACGAAACGCTCTTGTTTGTGCAGGATATGAACAAATATTTGAAGATAAATTAAGCGGAACAAGGACAGGCCGACCTGGATTAAAACGTGCTTTAAAGCGCCTTCAAAAAGGTGACGCACTGGTTGTCTGAAAACTGGACTGACTGGTTCACTGTATGCGGCATCTTGTCGTGCTGGTGGTGGAAGCCTAGAAAAAGTATCGGGTGTTACTGAACCGTGTTGATACATCAACTGCACCTGATATTGAGTGGCCTACGAACCCTGTCAGGGAGTAATCATTGGGATTATGCCGCAGCACGTCTTAAGCAAGAACGTGCTGCGGTTGGATGCTATTTTTTCCCTGAAGCGGAAAACATTACTACAGTACCTTGAACCTTGGTTTTAACATTCTCGAAATGCTCTGAGAGTATATGTGTTAAGCCTTCTTCGGAATCTTTTGTGTTTGAAA